AGATCATCGAACGCGGAACGCTCCCGGCTGAGCGCGAATGGAAGGCCCAGTGCACGAACTGTCGCACGCGCTTTGAATGCTTGGAGAGCGAAGGGCAGTTCAAGGAGGACCAGCGCGACGGCGCATATCTGCTGATCGCATGTCCGGTGTGCAGTCGCCAGTGCTACGGGAGTCGCAAATGACGCCGCCGCTACTCTTCCTCGCGCTCGTGATCGCGCATGTCGTCTGCGACTACCCATTGCAAGGCGACTTCCTTGCCCGCGCCAAGAACCACAAGCAGCCGATTCCCGGCGTGCCGTTCTATCAAGCTCTCGGCGCGCATGCGTTGATGCACGGCGGTGCTGTGTGGCTGCTGACTGGTTTCTGGTGGCTTGGCGTGATGGAGATCGCCGCTCATGCGCTAATCGATTACGCCAAATGCGATGGCCGGATTGGATTCAATGTCGATCAGGGAATGCACGTCGTGTGCAAGGGTGTCTATGCGCTGATCATCGTGGGGCTCTCATGAACATCCTCCAACTCGCCGACGAGCCGACATTCACGCCGTTCGTCATGTCCTGTCGACTTCCTCGTAACCCGATGTTTCGCGCCTACGTTGCGCACGCCGACGGCCGGCTTGATACGCACGAAGTGTCTGAGGCACACGCGAAGAATTACCTTCACAACGTATGCCAAATCGAAAGCCGGAATGACCTCAAGCAGGGAGGCGAGCCAGTTCGCCGCTTTAACCACATGCTCCGGCACTTCAAGCGTTGGAGCGATCAGCAGCAGGAAAACCACAGGAGAGAAGCGTGACTCATTTGCTCGTAGACCTCGGCATTTTCCTCATCGGCGCCAGTGTCGGCGCTTTCGCCACGCTGAAGTGGCTCAACAGCATCTATCGCTAACCAACGGAGCAATCATGACGGACACGCAAAACACGGAATCGACGGGCATCCTTGGCGAGATTAAGGAGGGTATTCACGAGTTGGAGCAGAAGGTCGAGAAATTCATTCATCCGAGTGCAGCGGGAAACGCTTCATCGTCCGCGCTGAACTCGGCGTCGGGCGATACGGCGGCTGTCCAGAGTGCGGACGCCTTGGCGGAACAGGGCGCGACTGCGGGTACTGCACCGGCGTCTGGCCCGACGACTAGCGCGGAGGGCGCCAACGTGGGGGAGCCGTCTTCGTCGCCTACCTCTGGCTCCCCTGGTTCTGGTGACGCGACGCACACCGACATCCTGCGCAAGATCGTCACCATCTTGCGGCGCGACTACAACATCCTCGGCGGTGAGCTTGAGTCGTGGGTGAAGACGGCAGAGCAGGCCCTATAGGCCATCGCATGCGCGCTCGCAAGGTCAAACTCCCGCTCTCGCTCGATACGCTGCTGGCGACGCTCGTCCCCGGCAAGCCATACACGCCCCGCTGCCTGTCGCTTCTCTACGAAGGAAGTGAGGCAGATGTCGAGCGTGTGTTGCGCGAGGGCTGCGCAAGAGGCGTGATGGATGAATCGGCCGAACGCAGCCGGGAATATCGCACCAAGCGCTACTGGGTTCGCAAGGATGTCAGGCAGAACGCCGCCGGTCCTCGCATCCAGCCTGCGCACATGACCGGGCCGCTCGTTGGGTATGACCTGATGGCGTTGGCACGTCTCTCGACCGGATTTCGCCGCCAGTAGCGCGAAATTTTCCCGTCACCTAGCATCCCTCGCAATACCGCCGCTTGTGGCGGTCCTCTCAGGAGAACGGCATGAGCGGCGGATTGAAAGACGGTTCGAACATGAAGGTCGCAACGGGTTGTGCGCATGCGTCGCGCACGGCCAAGGCAGGCGCGTTTCACGGTGGCAATCCGCCGCCGGGACCGAAGGCTGAGCCGGTGAAGGTCAACGGCATCAAGGCGCCGAAAGAGCGGGGGCTGTCGAAGTGACTGCGAGCGTCCGCAAAGATGGCGTTATCGACTTCAAGGCTCATTCGTGCCTTCTTTCGATCGACACCATCACGCGTGCTGCGGTGGATATGTTCGTGCGGGATACCGAAAAATCGCTTCGGATTCAGCGCGAGTGGGCGGCGCGAAATCGCGTAGCCGAACTGCGCAAGTCATGCGGCGTAGAGCCCGAGCGCATGACGATCCGATTCAACATTGGCATCCGGAGGGCAGATGGCGAAGCTGACCACCAAAGCGCGTAAGTCCATGCCGAAGTCCGAATTCGGCGAACCGGGCAAGCGCGCTTATCCGATGCCCGACCGGAGCCATGCGGCGAACGCCAAGGCGGGTGCGAGCCAGATGGAGAAGAAAGGCAAGCTGTCGGCGTCGGCCAAGTCGAAGATCGATGCCAAGGCTGATCGCGTGCTGGGGAAAAAGAAGTGAACTACGACACCACCATCCGCCGCCGCGCCGAGCTTCGCCAGCACCTGAACGGCAACCTTGACGCACTGCTCGACGCCGAGGCCCGCCAGCAGGCCGCTCGCATGGCCGCACGCAACATCTGCTTTCGCGTGATGCGCGCGCGTCTGTCGGCGGGTGATATCCGGGGGCGGTGATGCCGAACGTCACGAAGTTCAAGCCGGAGTTCGTGGAGCTTGCACGCAATTACTGCCTGCTGGGCGCTACGGACGTTGACCTCGCGACGTTCTTCAATACCACCGATCGCACTATCCGGACATGGAAGGAAAAGCATTCCGAGTTCGCCGAAGCGCTTGAACTTGGGAAGCAGGTGGCCGATGCGAATGTGGTCGGCGCGCTGTACTCCAACGCTCTGGCTGGGAACGTCACCGCGCAAATCTTCTGGCTGAAGAACCGACGCAAGGATGACTGGCGAGACAAGCAGGATGTCGAGCATACGGGCAAGAATGGTGGTCCCATCCAAGTTATCGCGTCATCGCATGACGAGGCGCTATGACCTTCGTGCTCACGCCGAAACAGCTTGAAGCGCAGCCAATGCTTGCCGGGTCGGCTAAGCACCTGATGCTGTTCGGCGGATCACGCTCAGGCAAGACCTTCCTGCATTGCCGCAACATCGGCATGCGTGCCATCAAGGCGCCTGGCAGCCGACACGGCATCTTTCGCTTCCGCGCGCTGCACGTGCATGAATCGATCGTGCTCGACACGTGGCCAAAGATGATGAAGCTGGCGTTTCCTCATGTGCAGTGGACCATGCACAAGGGCGACGGCTATGCGGCTATTCACACCGGCGCAGAAGACAGCGAAATATGGTTTGGCGGTCTCGATGACGCCGAGCGCGTGGAAAAGATTCTGGGCAAGGAATTCTCCACTCTGTATTTCAACGAGTCCAGCCAGATCCCGATGTCATCGGTCGATATGGCTATCACGCGTCTCGCGCAGAAGGTGGACATGCGCATTGAAGGCCGCGAGCCATCCATCCTCAAGGTGCGCGCATATTACGACTGCAATCCACCGTCGAAAGCGCATTGGACGTATAAGCGCTTCGTCCTGAAGGTCGACCCCGAGACCGGCGAGCCGCTTACCAATCCGCAGGAATACGACAGCTTCCAGATCAACCCCTCCGACAACGTGCAAAACCTGAGCGCGGACTATCTGGACACGCTCAAAGGCATGAGTCAGCGCCTACAGAAACGGTTTCTCCGCGGTGAATTTAGCGACGCGACACCCAACCAGCTATTTCCCGAGGAAACGATCGAGAAATGGCGCCATGGGACCGATCAGCAGTTGCCTGATCTTGTGCGCGTGGTCGTGGCTGTCGACCCGAGCGGGTCGGGCGACGTCGATAACGCGGATAACGATGCAATCGGGATTGTGGTGGTCGGCCTCGGGACTGACGGACGCGCTTACGTGCTCGATGACGTGACGGTGAAAGCTGGGCCCGCCACATGGGGCAACGTCGCGGTGAGCGCGTTCGACCGGCATGCAGCCGATGTGGTGGTCGGCGAGGGCAATTTCGGTGGCGCAATGGTGCAACACGTCATCCAGACCGCGCGCCCGCGCACACCGTTCAAGCTTGTCACTGCGTCGCGCGGCAAAGCGGTTCGCGCTGAACCGTTCTCGGCACTCTATGAGCAGGGGAAAGTACGACACGTCGGCATCTTCCGCGAGCTTGAGGACGAACTGACCGCCTTCTCGACCGCCGGTTATGTGGGGGAGCGCTCGCCGAACCGCGCTGATGCGCTTGTGTGGGCTCTCACCGAGATTTTCCCGGGTCTCGTGCGCGATCGCAGCAAAAAGAAAGCGGATGCACCGAAAGGCCCGCGCGTCGAAGCTGCCGGCCGTCTTCAACCTGGCTACTGGATGGGCTAAATCATGGCCGAAAAGACCAAAACCATCATCGCGCGCGCTCACGATCGCTTCTCCAGCTGCGTCGCATGGGAAAGCGAATTCCGCCAGAAGTTCAAGGATGACATCCGGTTCACATTTGCCGACCCGGACAATCAGGAGCAATGGAATGCTTCGGTGCGCGCCGCGCGCCAGCTCGCCGGGCAGCCCATGGTGACGATCAACAAGACGCACACGCACTGGCTGCATGTGGTGAACTTCGGCAAGGAGAATAAGCCGGCCATCAAGATAAGCGCGACGGGCAATGAATCCACCTACGAGAGCGCGCAGGTGTTCGAGCAGGTGGTGCGCCGCATTGAATACATCTCCAATGCGCAGCAGGCGTACAAGAAGGCGATGGAGTTTCAGGTGGCTGGCGGCATTGGCTACTGGCGGATCGTGTCCGACTACGTCGATGAAGACAGCTTCGACCAGGATCTGTTCATCCGCGAGGTTCAGGATCCGCTTTCGATCTATATGGACCCGATGATGAAGAAGACGGACGGGTCCGACGCGCGCTTTGCGTTCGTGTTTGACGATATGCCACGGGAGAAGGCCGAGAAGAAATACCCGAAGGTCAGCTCTAAGGCAACGATGGGCGAAAGCGAGCTTGCATGGAACCGAAAGGACACGATCCGCGTTGCCGAATACTACGAGCGCGACGAAGAAACCGAATGGCTGTATGCGATCGAGACGGACGACGGCGATACGATGCTTACGCGCGAGTCCTCAATGCCGGTCGAGGGCCGGCCGCTGCTCGAACAGGCACTGAATCAGGGCAAAGCGCAGCGGCGCCGCGTGCCGAAGTGGACCGTACGCTGGTATCTGATCGTCGGTGACGAAATTGTCGACAAGTCGGTATGGCTCGGCAAGTACATCCCGATCATCCGCGTGCCGGGCGAAGAAATCGTCATCGAAGGGCGCCTAGATCGCAAAGGCTTGACGCGTTACCTGAAGGATTCGCAGCGGGCATACAACTACAACGCGTCGGCCGCGCTTGAATACGGCGCGCTGCAGTCCAAGCAGCCGTGGACCGCGCCGGGCGAAGCCATCGAAGGCTACGAGAACTATTGGGCCACGGCCAACACGCAGAACCACGCCTATCTGCCGTACAACCACATGGACGAGCAGGGCAATCCGATCCCGCCGCCGCAGCGCACGCAGCCGCCGGTGAGCGCCCCTGTGTTCATGGAGGGCATGCAGGCCGCAGAGCACCAAATGATGATGGCGAGCGGCCAGTACGAATCGACCTTCAGCGAGCAGGGCAACGAAGTCAGCGGAATCTCGATTGAGCAGCGCCAGAAACAGGGGCAGCGAGTCACTTTCAACTATCACGATGCCATCGCTGATGCCATTCGCTTTACCGGCGTCCAACTGATCGACCTCATTCCGAAGTATTACGACACGCGCCGCGTGCTGCTGATCACCGATGAGGAATCGGGCGAGGAAAGTCAGATCCAGATTGACCCGGACCAGAAGAAATCGGTTCAGATGTCTGAGGATCAAGGCGAAGCCAAGGTGCGCGCGATCTTCAACCCGAAAATCGGCCGCTACAACGTGATCGCCAAGGCTGGCCCGAGCTTCGACACGCGCCGCGAGCAGGCATTCGACGCACAGACGCAGTTGCTGGCCGCTCAGCCGGCGCTCGCGCAGGTTATCGGCGACTTGTACATGTCGAATGCGGACTTCCCGAGCGCCGACAAGCTCGCTGAGCGCATGCGCAACTGGATCAAGACGACGAACCCGGGGGTTCTGGGCGAAGTCGATCCGCAGGTTCAGCAACTTCAACAGCATCTGCAGCAGGCAACGCAACTGCTCCAGCGTCAGCACCAGATGCTGGAAGATAAGTCGATTGAGCAGCAGTTGCAGCAGAAGCGCGTCGATATCGATGCACTGAACCATCTGGCGCTGCGTATGGAGAACGACAACAAACAGGTGCTCGATTCCTTCAAAGCAGAGACCGATCGCCTGAAGACGCTGGCCGAGCGCATGGGTGATGGTGCGTTAGAGCCAATCATCCGGAAGGCTCTCGCCGAAATCCTGCGCGCACCCAATCCCGATGCGGGCGTCCAACCTGATAGCGCCGACCCGGCCAATCTCTACGCTGCCGGCATTCAGCAGGCACTCGCGCCCGTACAAGAACCCGCAACAGCAGCAACTCAATAACCACCACCGGAGAGAAGCATGAGCGACGTTCAGATCGACCCGCAAGCCAACCCGACGAATCCGCCGCCGGCTGAACCTGCGCCCGCGCCGGCCGCCGATGATCGTCCTGATACCAGTTGGGTGCCGAAGCGCATTCATGAAATCTCTGCGCAGCGTCGCGCGGCCGAAGCGCGCGCGGCAGAGTTGGAGCGGGAAAACGCCGAATTGCGGGCTCGTATGCAGCAGCCGGCCGATGGGGCACCTGCGGTCCCGCCTCGTGCGGACCAGTCCGTCGATCAGCTTGCCCGCGCCTACGCTGAGCGCATGGTCCGCGAGCAGCGCGACCAGGATTCGATGACGTCGCGCATCGCCGCCATCAATGAGGCCGGCACGAAGGAATTCGGCGATGAATTCGACAAGTCGGTCAACAACCTGAACATGGCCGGTATCGGTGGTCCGGACTTTCTGCGCGTCATCACCAACGTGCCGAATCCCGAAAAGGTCGTGACGTGGCTGGGCAAGTCGGAGAACCTGAACGAAGCCATGCGTCTCGCGTCGATGGACCCGATTCAGATGGGTATCGAGATGACGAAATTGTCGGGCAAAGCCGCGAAGGAACTCGGCAAGCAGATCAGCAAGGCGCCACCGCCGGTTCAAGGGATCGATGGCGGATCGAGCCAATCGGATGGCGGCGAACCGGACCCGAGCAATACCCGCGCATGGATGGACTGGCGCAACAAGAATGCGAGGAAGAAGCGATAAAAAAGCCCCGAAAGGGGCTTTATCTATTGGGGTTGGGCATTTCTGCGCATACGCCGCCCATAGTGCATCTTTGAGCCTCACTGCACCCCGCGACGTTCCAGCACTTGGGGCCTCCCCACATACATCCTTGGCGGCGCTGCTCGATCTCTCCTTGAAGTAATGCATTCTCAAGAGCTTTGTTGTGACGCATTGCGCCTTCTGGGTCCGTATCTGTCGGGATCATTTCGAATCCTCTTTATATTTCTTTAGATGGTTTCCTTCGCATCCCACAGGTAGGTGCTCATTTCCTGCGTGGATTCCAGTTCCGATTCGATAGCTCGCACCAATTCATGCGCGGCATCCGAATTGGTTAAATCGGCTGCCAGTTGAGCCGTAGCTAGCTCAGCTCGAAGCGTCATTCCATAGCGATTCAGCTTGGCCGCGATGTCTCGTGTGTTGTATTTCATCGCCAATCTCCATTGGGTTGCCACCGCGCGAATTATAGACAACGTTTTTCCCGTCACCTAGCATCCGAATCACCAAAGCGCCCGCTGTAAGGGCGCAGAGGGCTCTCACAGGCTAAGGCGAGCCGCAATCGCCGGATTGGCCCGTCAAGTTGGTCTCCGCAGGGCAGAGACAAGTCGCCAGAAATGGCTCCTTCGTTTTTGCCTATGGAGATTCACCGTGGACAAC